GCGGATGGCGGGCAGCACGGCCTTCAGCGCGCGGAAGCGCTTGGCGCTGGCGTTCTTGAAGCTGGTCAGCTCGTCGATGACCACCATGTCGAAGGGCCAGTCCTGACGCAGCTGCGCAACAAGCCATGCCACATTATCCCGGTTGATGACGTAGACGTCGGCGGGCGCGTCCAGGGCGGCAAAGCGCGCATGCTCGCTGCCCAGCACCAGGGACAGGCGCAGGCCGTGAAGGTGGTCCCACTTCCGGGCCTCGCCCGTCCAGGTCGCTTCCGCCACTTTCAATGGGGCGATGACCAGAGCTTTGTGTACCTGGAACAGGTCGTACTTCAGCCTGCGGATGGCGGACAGAACTATTGCGGTTTTACCGTAGACCAAGGCCCATCTCCAGATAAAGAGCGACAGCGGGCTCTTTCACGATCCTGTCTTCGCAGAACTGCTGGTATTCGTGTGGGACGTACCTCATTTTGGCATCACCTCCTTTCTTTTCCGAAGGTTTTCAACCTTCATTGCGCGCCCTCACAATGGCCCCGATGTCCCTGGCCAGCGCGCCGGCCTCCAGGATGCCGCGGACGACCAGCGTGCCGCAGCCCTGTTTGTTCAGCCGGGCAATCTGGTGCTGCTGCAGCGCGGACAGCTTGCCGTCCTCCGCCTTCAGCTCCAGGAAGAGGACGCGCCCGCCGGGCAGGATGACGATGCGGTCCGGCACGCCGTCGTTGCCGGGGGAGACGAATTTGAAGTACAGGCATCCGATGGCTTTCAGCTGCTTGCCGAGCCAGGCTTCGATTTTCGCTTCGGTCATTTCATCCTCCAAACTTGCCATCTCTACAAAGTCGCGCACGTATATATAGAGGCTTTTTCATTTAGGCGTTTTTAGGCGATTTAGGCGTTATACGTATTTACCTAATTTTACCTAATTCTCTCTTTTTACCTTCCAGGGAAAACTTTGTTGATTCTGTAGAGATTGGGCATTTTTCCCTGATTTCATAACGCTTTTCATCTCTACAAAGTGCCTCAACAAAGTGATTTTCTTTGTTGATTTGGTAGAGGCCCAAATCTCTACAAAGTTTTTTTGTATAGCGCCTTTGTTGAGCGTTTTTTGCACTTTGTAGAGATGGTTTTTGCCTCATTCGGGCTTCCTCACGAACCCGCGTGCGGTGCCGCAGTACCCGAATTTCAGCCCCGGGGAGGACTCTTCCCATTCTCCGGTTGAGCGGATGATGCGGTTGATGTCCCGGGAGTCGCTGTTCTTCATGTTCTTGAGGTCCCCGTTCAGGCATTCGATGTAGACCTCCTGCGCGCAGACGCGGCTGCGGGGCGCCAGCCTGACGGTGCCGCCGTCCGGCAGCAGGCCGGTGGCGTCGCCTGCCCGCCACATCCTGCGCGCGGACAGGTCCATTTCCAGCCAGTCATCGGGCACCTTCTGCTCCAGGAAGGCGCGGACGATGCCGTCCCGGACGTTCGGGGTGTTGTGCAGCTCCTGCTGCTTGGCGGCCTCCAGGGCGACATCGCCCATCAGGTAGAGGGGCTCACCCAGCTGCCAGCGCGTGTAGGCCTCCGCCCAGATCTGTTGCTTCTCGTCGTCAAGCTCGTCCCAGATGGACTTTGTAGGCTTGTTTACAAGCACGTCAATGGGGAGGAAGCGGCGGTTGCCGGTGGGGTCGGACAGGTACTCAAAGTCATTGGATGTGCCCCAGAACACACAGCGCCGCGGCCGGTGCTCAACCACCTTGCCATAGGCTGCGCGGTAGTCATCGGCCTCCTGGGACAAGAAGGTCTTGACCCGGTTGATGTCGGAGCGGTACAGGGCGGACAGCTCAGCGATTTCGACAAACATCTTGCCCTGGATGATCTCAGCTGCGTTCTTGCCCTCAAAATCGGTCACACCGTCGGTGTAGAGGTCATGGATGGCCAGCTTGCGGATGAAGGTAGATTTTCCGGCGCCCTGGTGCCCGGTGAGGACGCACATGGTATCATACTTGACCGGCTTGTCGCTCATCGCGCGGGCGACAGCGGCCACCAGCATCATGCGGGTCACCTGGCGCGTGTAGGGCGTATCCAGGGCGCCCAGGTAGTCAATGAGCAGGGTATCCAGGCGCCTGACGCCGTCCCAAGGCGCAGCCGTCAGGTAGTCTCTGATGGGGTTAATGCCAAAGGTGACCGCGTGGCCGCGCAGGGAGTCGCTCACCAGGCCGTCGTGCCGGAAGCCCAGCAGCGCCTCGGTGTAGATGCGCAAGCCGGCGTCATCGTCCTCCGTCCAGATGAACTCGCCGTCCTCATCCACGCGCTGGTTCCAGGGCAAGGGCGATCTGCCCAGAATCTGACCGGAGAAAATGTTCTTGTAGATGCGGCCTTTAAGCCGCGGGTCACCCGCCAGCATCACGAGCACGTTGGTGGCAATCTTCGCCGGGCGCCCGGTGCGCGGGTCCACCTGGAGGCGGCTCATCCAACCGGCCTGGTCCTCCTCGTCCGGGACAGGCGCGAAGTCGGCAGTCACCTGGTTGTATCGCTCCTGCTGCACGGCAGAAAGGACGGCGGGCAGGCCCATGGCCAGCTCGCACATCTTCTGATAGGAGGGCAGCCGGTTGACCGGCGCGCCGGGCGCGGCGTCCTCGTCCTCCTGGCCGTACAGGTGGATGCGCACCAGGTCGAAGGCGGAAACGCCACGGTCGCCCACCGGGTCCGTCGCGTGATGGCTGCACAGGTAGCGGTTGTCATCGTAGACGACCGCGCCGCCGGTCGTGCTGCCGCCGGTGAATGTGAAGCGGTTGGGGTCGCCCTCCACCGGGGTGTAGACGCCCGGGAGGAAGGCGGCCATGGCGTCGGTGATGGTGTACTCGCGGTTGAACGCGCCGATGGGCCCCATCTTGGCCGTGGGGTCCGGCTTCTTTGTGCCGCTGAGCCGCGGCGCGTCCGCGGTGCCGGGGACGGTGGGCCAGCTGCGCACGTCCTTCCAGTCTGCGTAGGACTGCAGGATCCGGTGCCCGTCCAGCAGCGGCCGGTCACGGTAGTCGAAGAGATACTCCGCGTCCAGGCAGGCGCTGGGCCAGTACATCATGCGCTCCGCCTGGAAGGTGGTCGGGTCGCACCAGATCAGGTTGATGCCCTCGGCCAGCCGGCGCGCGATGGGCTCGTATTCCTCCGCGTTGACCGTGTTGGCCAAAGGGATGATGACGCGCACGCGGGGCTTGCCTGGTTGGTGGCTGCGCGTTGAGTAGAGCGCCCAGGCACAGCCCAGGGCGTCCAGGCGGTTGATAACGGTCTGAACGCCGTCAGCCGGCAGCGCGTCCATGTCCAGGGTGATCAGGTCACGCCCGGTGACGTCGGCCTTGCGCCGGCGCTCGCCGCGGAAGGTGCCGCCGACATAGCCGCCCACGTCCTTGCGCTTGTCCTGCTCGGGCCGGGTCATGCGCAGGTACTGCTCATAGGTTTCCGTGCCGCGCACGGGGGTGCGCAGCCGCGCCGCGAAGGCGCTCCAGCTGGTGAGCTCCGGTAACCAGCTCAGGGCCTTGCTGGAGCCCGCGGTGCTGATGGTGATGGCCCGGTCGTGCGTCATGGCTCCACCGCGTGCTTGACCCGATCATGCTCCTCGGCCCGTTTGGCGTTGTTGAAGCGGTCCGTGGTGCCCACCAGATAGCCGGTGATGCGGCGGATGCGCTCAAAGGGCGGGGCGCAGAAGGTGTAGTCGATGTCCACGTAATCGCCGTCCACGGTGATGTGCATCCGGAAGGGCGCCCGCCCGTACACCTCGACCGCCCTGCTCACGTATGCGCGCGCCTCCTCCAGGCTGAGCTCCCCGCCCTTGACGGTGATTTCCAGCAGGCGTTCCCCGATGCTGTCAAACACCGGCAGCGTGCGGTCGAGCCGGTCGGTGTTTGGGTCGATGCCGGAGGGGTTCAGGTAATCCTTCATGGTGTCCTCCTCAGTCTTTCATGTAATATTCGTTTGTTGTGAACCCGGCGCCCCGGAGCACCAGCCCGGGCGCCCAGGGGATGGGCCGCGCCATGACGTCCAGCACCGGCTGAAGTTCCGCGCCCTCCGAGGCTTCAAGCACGACCTCGTCATGCACGTGCAGCACGGCCCGGTACCCCGCGTCCTCAAGCCGCGCGAGTGTCAGGGCCAGGCAGTCGCGCGCGATGGCCTGGACGACGTTCTCGACGAGCTTGCCTCCGAACGTGGCCGTCAGCTGCTGCTTGCCCCCGCTCATCGCGTTCAGGTAGTGCAGCGAGGGCCGGTTGAACTTCCCGCCGTCCAGGATCTGCGGCGCGAGGTAGTACAATTGCCGGCCGCTGGGCAGCAGGAGGGTCATCGCAGGGATGCCGCCCACCTGCCTGATCCGGAAGATGAGGTCGCCCAGGCCCTTGGGGGCGCAGTCCTGGACGCAGCCCAGCGCGGCGTCCTCCATGTCCTGCCAGAGCTGGACGATGCGCGGGTTGGCGGTGCGCCAGCGGCGCACGATGTCGGGGAGCTCGCTCTCGTCCAGGCCCATGCGCAGCGCGCCCATCGCGGTCAGGGCGCCGGTGCCGCCGGCGTAGCCCAGCGCCAGGGTGGCGATCTTGCCCTTCTGCCGCAGGGCGTACTCCGGGTTGCCGTGGCAAATCCTGTCGACGGGCACGCCGAACATGGCGGCGGCGGTGGCTTCATAGATGCGCCCGTCGCCCGCGAACACGTCCATCACCCACTTCTCGTTCGCCAGCCAGGCGATGACGCGGGCCTCGATGGCGCTGAAGTCGGCGATGAGGAAACAGTGCCCGGGCGCGGGGACGAAGGCCGTGCGGATGAGCTGGGACAGCGTATCCTTCACGTAGCCGAACAGCAGCCGCAGGCCCGCGGCGTTCTCCGCCTTGACCAGGCGGCGCGCCAGGCCCAGGTTGTCCAGGTAGTTGCGGGGCAGGTTCTGCGGCTGCACGCCGCGCCCGGCGAAGCGGCCCGTGCGGCTGGCGCCGTAGTACATGGTCAGGTCGTGCACGCGCCCGTCCAGCGCCGCCGCCAGGATGGCGGGGTACTTCGCGAGGGAGCTCTTGCCGCCCTGCAGGCGATTGGACAGCAGCTTTTGGAGTGTCTCGTTTTCTGGGTACTTTTCGAGCAGCGCCTTCACGTCCGCCCGGCGCAGGGCGGTGATCTCCTCCGCGCCCGCCAGCGCTTCGTTCACGGCGGCCTTCAGCTGCTGCAGGCTTTTGGGATTGGCAAGGCCCAGGTCCGCGGCATCAGCGGCCAGCCGGGCGTCCTCGTCCTGGGTGATGGCGATGGCGCCCTGGACCAGGGCTTCGTCCACAGCCACTCCCCGGGCGTTCATGCGGCAGGTGTGCCGCCACAGCGCCAGCTCCTCCTCCGGCATCCGGTGGGCGCTCAGCAGCCGGTGGATGGCGCGCTCTGCCTCAACGTCCTGGCGGCAGTAGTCCATGAACAGCTGCCACTTCTCCGGCTCCTGCTGTGGGGTCACGCGCGCGCCGGCCAGCGCCTTCTTGGAGGGCTTGCAGAAGACCTCGATGAGCTTCTTCCCGATGGCCATCTTCTGCTTGTCTTCTGGCAGCCCCAGGGCTGCGCCGGTCGCGCTCAGGCCAATGGGCAGCCCGCAGTAGGCGGCTTGTGACATGGTGCAGGTCATCCGTTCAAGCAGCCGATTTTTCCACTCCCGGGTTACAAGGCGATCCAGCCAGGCGCAGATACAGGTCCATTCAAAACTGGCATTGTAGGCTGTGATGGTGGCTCCCTTCTTCATCCACAAGTTAAGATGAAAAAGCAAGTTTCGCTTTGGGTCCCGAATTGACGTGAAATCAATCAACTCCACGTCGCCGTCATCGACGGCATAGGCCATCATCAGGATGTCAAAGTCGAGCGAAGCGGCGTACTTGGTTACGCCTGTCACCGACAAATCCACGTTGGAAAAGGTTTCAATATCGATGGATACGTTCATTTTTCCCCCAGTTGGCAAGGAGGGGCGGCTTTGCGGGCGCGCCCCTCCCGGGGTGTTATCTAATCAGTAGGGCAGGCCGGTCAGCGGATTGATGCCTCCGCCGGCTGGAGCGTGAAAAGGCTGCGCGAAGGCGGTACTCGCGGGGACCGCGTCTCCGAAGTCATCCTCGGCCGTGGTCACGCTGCCCAGGGGCTCGCCGTCCGCCAGCTTTTGCACGTTGGTTAAGCCAAAAGCGATGCCGCGCTTGCCGGAGACGTTATAGGGGTAGGCGTCCACGCCCACGCGGCCGTAGATGCCGGAGTAGAGCGCGTTGGGGTCCATGATGTCCTGAACGGCGGTATCCACGACACGGGGCTTGCGGTCCGCTTTGGCGGAGGCGGTGAACACCCAGCAGCCCTTGCATTCGGGGCCGAAGTTTTCACCGTTGGGGCGGACGCCGTCGCCGTCATAGACTGGGGTCGCGATGACCGGCGGTTTGGTGCCGTTCCACTGCTTCTGGATGCCCATCTGGATGGCGACCTGGATGGCGGCATCGATCGCGGCCTTGGTCTTCAGGTCGGTCTTGGGCACCAGCACAGTTACGGAATACTTGGCCTCGCCGCCGTTCTGGTGGGCATAGGGCTGGTTGAGGTGGACATATGACAGGCGCGCGGGTCCGGTGACAAAATGGTTGCTTTTCTGGTTTGACATGTTTTCTTTCCTTTCGCTTTTCGCTTATTTCGCAAAATCGTCTTCGGCCGTGGGCTTGGACGCTAATGCCGGTCGTTTGTCCGCCTCGGGCACCAGCGCAGGCTTGCCCGGGGGCACGGTGACAAAGGCGTTCAGGGGCAGGAAGGCCTTCTTGCCCAGGGTCTTTTCCAGGGCCGCCAGGGTGACGGGCTTGCGCTCGTAGAGCACGGCTTCCGGCACGCCCAGCTCCAGGGCTTTGGCGAAGGCGGCCTCAGCATCGGTCCAAGAGCGGATGCTGCGGCCCTCGACGGCCTTCCATCCGGGGATGGTCTTGCCGGTGAGCGTTTCGCTCAGCGCGTATTCCTCCAGGTCGGACAGCCATTTGACCAGGTCCTTGCCGCGGGTCAGGGCGTCGGAAACCTCCTGGGGGGTCAGCAGTTTGGGATCCTTCTTCTCAAAGCCCTCCAGGGCCAGGTTGTGGTCGCTCCGTGCGCGGCAGGTGGCGCGCGCCTTGCAGAACCGGCACCACTCGCCGGGGTTGAGAGGGGCGTCCGGATTGTCGGCCAGGATGGCTACCGGCTTGACGGTCTCTTCTGCCCATTTGAGCAGGACATCGGCGGTCATGTCCGGCGCCTGGCTGACACCGCCGTTTCGCGGTTGGACAATGCTCCAGCGCACCGTGTGGATGAAGTAGAGCGGCTGGTAGCGCATGAGGGCGCCCAGGGCGTAGAGCATCAACTGTGGGTTGCCCTCGGCCTCCACCCGCACGCCCTTGCCATGCTTGTAATCGATGACGTGCAGGATGCCATTACCGATGAGGATGCAGTCCGCGGTGCCGAAGCCGTCCGGCACCCACTGCGAGAAGTCCACGCGCTGCTCCAGCGCGATGTAGGGCGGGTCTTCAATTGACAAGCCCAGGCCGGCGATAGCTTCAAGAATTGCGTCCAGATAGACGTTGGCGCATTCCAGCATCTCTTGGTTGTCCTCCGACGGCTGCACCGCGCCGGCGTAGCTGACCAGTTGGTATTCCTTAGCCAGTTCCATGCGTGCCACCGCCTCACACACGGCGTGCGCCTGGGTGCCCTCCTCGGCGTAGGGGGTGGTCTGGTCGGGCATGTCCGCGGTCAGCAGGGCGGACCCGGGGCAGTTGAGCCAGCGGTGCGCGCTGCTGGCGCCCAGGATGGCGTGCTGGACGTCGCTCATACGCTCACTCCGTGCTCGCGCAGCCGGGCGGCGAAGAGCTGCAGCTGGTCCGGGCTCAGCTGGGGCAGCGCCTGGACGCCCAGCTCCGCCAGGAGGCCCTGCAGGATGCCCAGGTTGCCGGGGGATGCGTCCATGAACGCGCCGGCGGCAGCCTGCACCTGCGCGGAGGTGACCGGCTTGGGGACGGCCGCGGCGGGTTTCTCCTCAACGGGGGCGGGTGCCTGCGGCGCTTCCGCGGCGGGGGCCTCCGGGATGACGGTGACGACCTTGCCCTCGGGCCGGGCTTCCACCTGCACCTGGGCGGCGGGGTTCGGGTTGTCCCACATCCGGGCCAGCAGGCCCATCAGCTGCGGGATGCCCTCTTCGGTGATCTTGACGGTGAATGTGATGTCCATGGCTTTCTCCTTAATACTCGTTCCTGGATACCGTCCTCTCGTACTCCGAGACGACGATGGTGGCGCCGGGGAAGCGCAGCCTCCTGCGCTGGCTGGGGTATTTCGCCTTCAGATGGCGCACCTCCAGCTGCGGGTCCCGCCGGATGGCGAGGGTGATCTCGCGCGCCAGACGGCACTTGGGGATGCCGGTGCGCCCGCTGATCTCGCCGATGGTCTTCCCGGACAGGTAGAGCGTCATGGCCAGGTCCCGATGGGTGCGCCAGTTGTCGTAGCCTTGCATGTCAATCTCCTTTTGTGGTACAGTCCAGGTGGTTGTGGTCCCCTTTTATTTGCGCTTGACGGTTGCGACGTCAGGCGCCTTTTAGTCTGCCCAGTCGTCGATCACGATGGGCGGGGCAGTCAGGGGCAGGGGCAGCGGCGCTTCGTCGTCCTCCTCCTTTCTCGTCAGCGCCAGCACGTTGTCGGGGGACAGCCCGGTCGCGCGGTAGGCGGCCAGCTCCTCCAGCTCGGCGTCCACCTGCCGGGCGAACAAGTCAGAGATGATTCTGGGCATGGGCCCTCCTTTCGCGGTAATCCTGGTCCATCAGGAGCAACTGCCATTCCTGGGTGGTCATCCGGCGGAAGCAGTAGTTCCGCCTGCGATCCCGCCAGCGCAGAAAGCGGGCAATGAGCGGGAAGCGGCTCTTCACTCTTCTGTTTCTCATTTGGCGAGCAGCTCCCCGAGCTCCTCCAGCATGACCGCCGCCTCGGCCAGGCTCATGCACAGGTAGGTCTTGCGGTTGTCCTGCCGCTTGATGGTCAGTTGGTTGTCCGCGATGCGGTATGTCATCACCGCGCCGGCGGCGTGCTGCTGGGTGGTGATGGCCAGCCGGGGCTTTTGCTCCCTGGCGGCCGCGGGTGCCTCCGGCACCGGCCTGCGGGCCTGGGGCATCGCTTCCTTGATGCCGGCGTCCTGCCGCGCCTGGATCGCTTCCCGCATCCAGGCCTTGCGCTCAGCGGCCTTGGCGGCCGCGGCCATCTTCGCCATCGCATCGGCCGGAGCGGACGCGGCCTTCTCCCCCTGCAGCTTGACGCGGTAGGCGCTCTTGGCGCTGTACCAGGCCTGGGGGGACTTGTAATCGCAGGCCTCGATGATTTGCGCCACCGTGTATCCGGCCTGCTCCATGGTGTAGGCCTTCCTGGCCTTCTCCAGTCCGCGCGGCATCATAGGAGCCTCTCCGTCCTGCACCAGGTGCGCAGGTCTTCCCGGAACACGCGGGGGAGGTCGGTGCCGTTTCCGGTGCTGAGGTAGACGCGGCCCACCTGCTCCATCACGTGCAGCGCCAGCTTGGTCGTGAACTGCAGGGATTCCTCGATGTCTGCCAGGCTCATCAGCCGGCCGTAGCCGCGGAAGGGGTCGTCCTCAATTTGCCGTGTCATCTGTTTCCTCCTTGAACCCGAGGTCGTACAGTGGGACGGGCTTGAGCTCCAGGTTGTCCATCGCGAAGCCCAGCATCACGTCAATCGTGTCGATGGTCGTCATCCGGCATTTCACGCACACCTCGCGGAGTTTCCTGTAGGTCTCCGGGCGGATGCGGACGGGACTGCCGTAGTCCTTCCCCTTTTGCGTTTCCGGGGGTGTGTAGTACAGCACCAGCTTGTTTTTCATGTTCGCTTCTCCTCTTCTGTCGCTTTTACCAAGTCTCTTTTAGAATCTCCGGGATGTCTTGCTTCGGTTTGGGTTTGGGTTGCTTCTTCTCCTTTCTGAGGCCGTCCTCGTACTGCTTCATCCGCTGCGCGAACAGCCGGGCGATGTCGCCGGTCAGCTGTTCTTCAGCTGCCCGGGCGCTGTCCGTGGCCTTGATATACAGCGGCACGGCGGGCAGGAAGCCTCCGGTGGCAGGGTCGCGCAGGGCGGTGACGCCAATCTGGATGTACTCGCTCATGGGGCCTCCTCTTGCGGGTGTGGGTCGGTCAGGGGACAGCGGTGACTTGAAAAGTTACCTTCTGGGTAAAAAAATTTGTTCTGCGTTTTTAATGTTGAGTAGTTCCACCATTGCAAGGGCTTCATCGGTGCCAAACACGCCTTTCTTCATTTTCAGGCTGAAAGTCTTTGGACTTATCCCAATTTTCCTCGCAACGTCTGCTTGGGTAAGGCCGTTTTTAACAATTTCAGCCTTGAGCAGAGAAGTGTTTATCATTTATTCACCTCCTTTGTAACTTATCCAGTTACCATACTGCCACGCAAAAAGTAACTTGTCAAGCACTTTTTGAAATATTATTTTACTTTGTTGTAAACCGGCAAGTTATATGATATTCTCAGGTCACTAATTATGGGAGGGCGAGTTAATGACAATCGGCGAGAAACTGCTTGCCGCCCGACAAGCAGCAGGAATGACCCAGCAAGATGTAGCTGACCGGGTAGGCGTAACGAAACAGACGATATTCAAGTATGAGAATGGCATAATTACAAACATACCCCTGGACAAGCTCCAGGCAATTACCGATGTGTTGGGGGTTGATCCCGCAGTTGTTATGGGCTGGTCTGCCAGCAACGGCAACGGCGACCTCTCCGCGCTGCGCGAGCGCCTGCGCCGGCAGCCCGGGATGCGCGTCCTTTTCGATGCCTCCGACAACGCCACGGAGCAGGACCTGCTGGACGCCGCCAAGCTCATCGAGGACTTCAAGAAGCGCCGGGAGGGCAGGGAGTGATGGACAGCGTCCCCGCCCGTCTGGTCGACCTGCCGCACCGGGTCCACGGCCTGCTCGCCCTGGATGAGGAAGGCTATCCGAACATCTACCTCAACGCCCGCCTGACCGCGGAGCAGCACCGCCTCGCCTATGACCATGAGCTGCGCCACCTGGAGCATGATGACCCGCACAATGACGCGCCTATCGAGGCTGCGGAGGCCCGGGCCGCGGGCAAGGAAGCCCTGCCGTCCTTCGCGGAGCAGTGGGAGGCCATCTACCGCCGCGGGAAGGAGCTCTACGGCATCGAGCGCGACGCCTGGGTGTGGAACTATCTGTTTGACCTGTGGTTCAACCGGGACAGCAAACTCAGGTATACGACCATCCCGACCCACGTTTTCAAGGAGTACGGCAAGGTAAAGCTGGGCACGATGCTCAAGCGGATATTTCACGACTACTTCATCAGCATCGGACGGGAGCCATAGAAGGAGGAGAATATGAAAAAGAGAAGAGGAACTGTTCTGCTACTATTTGTACTTATGCTGTGCACCATTTTTAACGCGACGGCAGTAAGCTCAAGCGAACATATCGTAATGGCGGACACCTTTTTTGAATCACTGCTTGATATAGAGAATCAAGTCATTTATGTCGTTCCAGAAATAAAACAAATGTATATGCCAGAATTCTATTCGCTTGTCTATCAGAATAAAAACATCACAATCAGAGTTGATGCATATCCCGACACTGGAGTTATATACCGAGTTGAAGCGGTGCGCCAGGGATACATATCCATTTCACCTGTAGATATTTGTACGCCCCTTAGTGGTATGGATAGGTCGACCTTTATGGATAAAGTGTATTTTAACAAAGAGAAGTGGGATAAAAACACTTTTCACTGTAACGGCTACACTATCACTGTAAATGATTGGGGGATGGGGGATGCATATATTCTTGCGGTTAGAGATGAGGACCCTGATTTATCAAAAATCACCTTGTATTTGACTTTCAATGACGCATTAATTAAGTATAAGCAAGCAGATACAATTGATGGCAAGAGGCAGTTAGAATTACTTTCCGGAGACTATATTATCGGAACTCATCTCTCGGCGGGCGAGTACTCCGTCAAAGCTGAGAAATATGCGTTTTTTGGCGTAAAACGCAACGGGAAAAATTATAAGAGTGAGGCGCTCAGCCCGGATAATGCCATTGGCCGCATTGTTCTCCAGGATAGGGATGAAATCGAAATCAGCGGGGGCAAGGTCACCTTTACCCCGCTGCCATAACCACCGGTTATCGTGATGAACGCCGTCATCTATGCCCGCTATTCCTCCTACGGCCAGAATGAGCAGTCCATTGAAGGCCAGCTGCGGGAGTGCTATTCCTTTGCTGAGAGGGAGGGGTATACAGTCATAGGGGAATATATCGACCGCGCCCGCTCCGCCCGCTCGGATGACCGGCCTGACTTCCAGCGTATGGTCAAGGATGCCGAGCGCCGGCAGTTCGGCATTGTTATTGTCTGGAAATTGGACCGCTTCGCGCGCAACCGCTACGACAGCGCCATTTACAAGGCCCGCCTGAAGAAATACGGCGTCCGAGTGCTATCTGCCATGGAGAATATTGGGGACAGCCCGGAGGGCATCATCCTGGAAGGGATGCTGGAGAGCATGGCGGAGTACTATTCCGCCAACCTATCCGTCAACGTCAAGCGCGGCCAGCGGGAAACCATGGCCAAGGGCCGCTTCACTGGAGGCGTCGTGCCCTACGGCTACACGGCCAGCGAAGGCCGCCTGGTCCCCGACGAGCGCACTGCGCCGATTGTCCGCGAGGTATTCGCTGCGTACGCAGAGGGTGTCCCGATGCGCGTCATCCTGGATCGCCTGCAGGCCCGTGGCGTCAAGAGCGCTTCCGGCGGGCCGCTGCGCTTTTCTTCCTTTGAGACCGTGCTGACCAGCCCCGTCTACATCGGCAAGCTGATGCGTGCCGGGCAGGAGGTGGTCGGCTGCGCGGATCCGCTCATCGATGAGGCGACCTTCCACAAGGTCCAGGCCCGCCGCAAGGCAGTCGCCAGGGCGCCGGCCGCCGGCAAGGGCAAGGTGGACTATCAGCTGCAGGGCAAGGCCGTCTGCGGCCTCTGCGGCGCCCGCCTGGTTGGAGACAGCGGCCAAGGGCGCAACGCCGTCTACCATTATTACGCCTGCGCTGACCGCAAGCGCGGAGGCGATTGCCTGAAGGCGAATGAGAAGAAAGGCTTTGCGGAGTGGTACGTTGTCGAGCAGACGGTGGAGTATGTCCTGTCTCCCGATCGCATTGACGACATCGCCCGGGCTGTTGTCGCGGAGTATGACAAGGAATTCAATTCCACTGTCGTGAGCGACCTGCAGCATGCGGTAAACCGCACGGATGCGGACCTGAATATGCTGGTTGATTCCCTTCTGACTGCGCCCAAGTCCACCCATCCCCGTATCTTTGAGAAGATGGAAGCCCTGGAAGCGCAGAAGGCTGAGATGGAGACCGACCTGGCCCGCCTGCGCGTGGCGGCCGGAATCCGTTATACGCCGGCGGAGGTAGCCGCCTGGCTGCGCCAGTTCTGCAAGGGGGACCCCCTGGATGAAGCTTTCCGGAGCCGCATT